AAAGTACACATCAGGACCTTTCTTGCGGATGTTACGCTGCCTGTGAAGGCTGCCGCCGCAATGTGCGCAAAATACCTTGCCTTTGAAGATGTTGGGGGTGTAGGCATTGATTTTCTTGTTTTTGCTTTCTTCACTTACCATACGGCGGTATTCCTGTACAGCGTTAAAAACCTCGTGGCTCACAATGGCTTCATGTGTGCCGGATGCCCTGATATAGTTTTCTTCATCCGCCTTTGTTTGGCGGTGATCGACGCTCTTTGTTTTACCCTGCACCAAGTCCCCGATATAGACCTCACTGGACAGGATTTTAGCCACCGTTCGGGTCTGCCATTTACCGCCGCCAATCAGATTTTCGTGCTTGATCTCTCCGGTCATTTTCTTGTAATGGCTCGGCGTCGGTATGCCCGCCTCGTTCAAGCGTCGGGTAATATCGTTCAGCCCTGCGCGCTCATAAGCCCAAGTGAAAATCTGACGGACCACTTTTGCCGTATCATCGTCGATCAGCAGCTTGTGGCAGTTATCAGGGTCCTTGCGATAGCCGTAAGGAGCGCGGGTGCCAACATATTCGCCGTCCTGCATTGCCTGCCTTTGCTGCGCCTTGATCTTTCTTCCGATGTCCAGCGCATAGGCTTCGTTTATCATGTTTTTCAGGGGAAGCATAATACCCCCGTGAAGGTTATCCGGGTCGGCGGTATCAAACTGATCCGTGACGGCAATAAACCGCACATTATGGGTGGAGAAATACTGCTCGATATAATAGCTGGTGTCTATGAAGTTACGCCCCAGCCTGGATAAATCCTTTACGATCACGCAGTCAATATGTCCCGCCTCTATATCAGAGAGCATCTGCTGAAATGCAGGGCGCCGGAATGTGGTCCCGGAAAGGCCGTTGTCGATATAGGTGTCATAGACCTTGAATTCCGGCTTGTCCGCAATGTAGTCATTTAACACAAGTTGTTGGTTTTCAAGAGAATTACCGCGTTTTTTGTTATCCTCCACCGAAAGGCGTATATAGAGAGCCGTGCGGATATAAACGGCAACATGATAAACCTGCTCCTGCGTCTTGGTTTTTCTGCTTTTTCTTGCCATCAGCCGGCCCTCCTTTCCTCATGCGCTCTTTGCTCCACCTGCTCGGCGAAGCGGATCGCTTTTTTGTATTCATCCTGATAATTGAATTCGATCCGAAGTTCCTCTTTGCTGATTACCCGGATACTGCGGATGAGCTGCATAACAGCGCACCGGTCAATTTCTTCCATTTCCGAAAACCTCATAAAATGATTGATCCAGCGGTTACGCTCGCTTCGGTTCTCCAGAACATCCGTCAGCTTGTCATTCCAGCTTTCGATTGCCGCCTGCAAGCCCTCATTATCGGCGTTATATTTGCGCTTATAGGATAGAAATTCCTCTTTCGTGAGTATGCCGCCGACAAGGTTTTCATACAGCTTTGCCTTATAGTTTTCGATCTGTGCAAGCTGATTTTCACAGCTCCCGATCTGTCCGGCGTATTCCCGCGCCAGCTCCCGGTTGATACGCTCCTGACTGATACCGGACAGCAGCGTATCCAAAGAGGCAATATTATCAATATGACCTTTCAGACTGGCCTGCACACATTCGGTCAGGTCGCTTTCTTTTATCATGGTTCCCGATGCGCAGCCGTGCTTTTTCCCGGTGGGACAATGATAATACACATATTCCTTGTCCTTGTACCGGTTGATCTTCC